CAGCAGTAATCATGGTTCCTATTGGAATTTTTATAGGATTGAAATGGGATAGTTTTTACTATAAGTATGGTCAATTTTAACAACCGCCATCGAAAAGCGTAACTGATTGAATATAAGTATGAAAGAACCTGAAAAATGTGAGGAAGATTTACCACAATTTGTAGATATGGAAGGATTTACTGGAGTAGCCTATGGTGATACCCACGACTTTGAACATAAAGAGACATTTTTAGCAAAACTTGAAGTCATTAAATGCAAGGATTGTGGTCGAGAAAGTATTAGTTGGGAAAAAGTAATTATATGAAAATAAACAAATTTTACGAATGGCTTGCATGGAAATTACCTGCAGGACTTGCACTATGGTGCTATATCCGAGTAGTTTCATTGTCAGGAGAAGTTCCGTTGCAGTACAAAGAACAATACGACGCTTTTGTAGAGAAGCATAATCTAAAAAAACAAGGCTTTTAACACAACCCCGCTTCCGAAAAGCGATTAAGAGATGATGAAATAAACAATTAACAGGTAATAAGTTAAAATAAACATAATAAATATATGTGTGCACACGAACGTTCAACAGAATTTACTCACAAAGAAAACCCTAATCAACGACAATATGATTGGGCTTATTACAATTCACTCATGTCTCATATTACAGGCAATGTGTTAGATATTGGGTCAGGAGCAGGGCTATTTGTACGAGAATACGCTAAACGAAAAGAAGTAGAATCAGTAGTATGTTTAGATAAATACACCGAAGAAATATTTTATCCTACAGAAAAGACAACACGAACCGAATGGGTTTGTCCTCAAGAACTACCAGAAGATAAAGTAAATACAGTAGTCTCAACAGAGTTTATCGAACATATTGAACGCGACCAACTAGAACCATTACTTAAACAGATTTCTGAACGACTAACAGATGACGGAGTATTTGTAGGAAGTACACCTAACAAGAAATATCCTACTACAAATCCATACCACCTTTATGAATACACACTTGATGAATTAACAGAAATTCTAAAGCAGTACTTTCCAAAAGTGAAAGCATGGGATTGTGGAAACGATTGCACCGTATGGGTATGCAAAAAGTAGATTATGTAAAAATGGTAAAGGATATTTGGGGTGTAGAAATAACACGACAACAATGGGATAACATACTTAAAAAACACCCAAACATTCTTAGAGAATACAACACTCAGAAATCTATATTCGGATTTAACATGTTTAACAACAGTGGTCATAGACCAAATAAACAACTAATAGGCTATGAATAAAGTCTCAATAATTATTCCTTGTTGGAATCAGGCTCACTGGTTACCAGAAGCTATAGAATCAGCATTAGCTCAAACTATTCCTTGTGAAGTAATTGTAGTTAATGACGGTAGCCCTGATAATGCCTCTGAAACCGCTAAAAAGTACCCTGTACGCCTCGTAGAGAAGCTAAATGGTGGTTTATCTAGTGCAAGAAACGCAGGCATCAAGGAAGCCACTGGAGACTGGATATTAACTTTAGACGCAGACGATAAGATTGCACCTGATTTTATAGAAAAGTGCTTACAGGTAAACGCAGACATTATCGCCACAGGACAAGAAGAATTTGGAGATACTAACCGCATATGGTTCCCACACCCAAATCCAACCTTTGATGACTTCATAACAGCTAACCGAATAAACTGTTGCTCACTCTTTAAGAAAGAAATATGGCACAAGATTGGTGGCTATGACGAAGAAATGAAACTAGGATACGAAGACTGGGACTTTTGGTTAAGAGCTACGCAGGCAGGTTACACAGTAAAAACCATTCAAGAACCACTATTCTTTTACAGAAAACACGGTACTTCTATGGTAACTAATGCAATAAAAAACCACATGAAAATTGTGGAATACATGCACTCAAAGCTATGAATAACGACTTTAACAAAGTACCAATAGGTCTTAAAGATATGGACGGAAATGAAATACATGAGGGAGATACACTAGATACCGCTAATGAACATTCATATAGAATTTTTGGAAAGGTTACATACATTGCACCATCCTTTAGATACGTTGCATTGAATGGTAAATTAGAAGGAATATCATTTAATTTGGTAGGAACAAAACGTTTTAAAATTGTAAAATTATGAATGAATACTGCTACAACGAAAGAGCCGTACCAATCAGTAAAATCCTAGAAAAACTAGACCAATTACAGCGTGAAACATATGGTTGTGGTAATGGTAAGATAAAGATACAAATGTTTATCAAAGAATTAAAGAAAGAATATGGAATTACTGACTAACCTACTCACAACTTACGGTATAGCTTACTTATTCACAGAAAGCGTGCTACTAGAAAAACCACGAGCATGGATAGCAAGTAAACACTGGATTTTAGGTGAACTATTATACTGCCCTATTTGTATATCTTACTGGATAGCACTGATACTAACTCAAGACATATTACAAGCATTTGCAATCATGGGAGCTATTGCAATCGTGGTTAAAAATATGGTAAAATAGTAGTATGAAACAAGGAACAAAAGCAGCTAAAGCCACAAAGAAAATGATTAACACCGCTACAGGTGGGCGTTATGATAAAGTCTTTAAGGGAGAATACTCACCATTACCAAAAGCATTTAAGCGATAATTGAGTTAAAGAAACTTGCCTAACAGCGAGTTTTTGTGTTATTATATATACATGAATCCAGGAAGACCAACACTACTAGACGAACACCTCTTTCGGAAAATAAGAGAGCTTGTATTAGATGGTAATAATTTAAGACAAGTATCAGAAGCACTAGAAATTCCTTATGCTACAATGAGAGACTGGGAATATGAGAACTATAAGAGTTTCTCCGACAAAATGCTTTCTTACAAACATGAACGTATGTTATTAAAGGCAGAAAGTAACGTAGAAGTCCTTATGGGGGCAGAAGATGACAGGGTTAAACTAGATGCAAGTAAGTTCACACTAGAGACATTAAACAAGAAATTCTATAGTAAACGAACAGAACAAGCAGGAGTAGACGGTAAAGAATTACCAACACCAATCTTATATGTATTCAATAACGACAAGCCTAAAGAAAATATCGAAAATGTCCAAGAAGATACGAGCAGTACAGGGGGGTACATCAGCATCGAAGACAATCTCGATACTCCTTTGGTTGATTCACTTAGCACAGACGGACACGGAGAAGAAATTGACTTCAGTAGTCTCTGAATCAATCCCACACCTTAAACGTGGTGCAATGCGTGACTTTAAGAACATAATGATTGCTCATAAATACTGGAAAGATTCATGCTGGAACGCTACAGATAGTATCTACACATTTGAAACAGGATCACAGATAGAGTTCTTCTCTACTGATAACGGTGATAAGTTACGAGGAGCAAGACGTGACCGACTATTCATAAACGAAGCAAACAATATTCCTTTTGATGCCTTTGAGCAGCTCGAGGTGCGTACTAAAGAGTTCGTATACTTAGACTGGAACCCGACAAATGAATTTTGGTTTTATACAGAGGTACAAGGTAAACGAGACGACGTAGAACTTATTATTGTTACTTACAAGGATAACGAGGCACTACCTAAAGAGATTGTAGATTCAATCGAACAGCGTAGAAACAGAGTAGGTTGGTGGAAAGTATACGGAGAGGGACAACTAGGAGAAGTAGACGGTAAGATTTACAAGTCATGGCAGATCATTGACTCAGTACCACATGAAGCACGACTTGAGCGCTATGGTATAGACTTCGGTTATAGTAATGACCCTACAGCTATTGTAGCTATCTACAAATACAACGGAGGTTATGTACTAGACGAAATTGCATACCAAAAAGGAATGAGTAACAAACAGATTGCAGATACATTAAGCTCAATAGACAAGGTATTAACAATCGCAGACAGTGCAGAGCCAAAGAGTATAGACGAACTTAAGCTTTATGGAATTAACGTATTACCAGCAGTAAAGGGCGCAGGCTCAATTACACAAGGAATATCATACGTTCAAGACCAACAAGTATCTGTTACTAAGAACTCTGTAAACATAATCAAGGAATACCGTAACTATTTATGGAAAACAGATAAGAACACAGGTAAGGTTATCAATGTTCCAGATGGTGGATTAGATCACGCAATGGATGCAATACGCTATGGTTTAGGTTCACTTGTAGCAATACGAGAACAAGACCCAAGAAAGAGTATTCTTAACGCAATGGCAAGAAATAGACTCGCTATTGCAGAAAATATCTAATATGCAACTTACAAAAAACGAACAAGAGATAATTAAATTATTGCGTAGCTTGCCTCCTTATGGTAAAATAGAAGTATCACCAAATCGGGAGAAAGGTAATGACAAGTATAAGGTGGTAGTTACTCAATCAAAAATGTTAGAATAATCTCAACCGAGAAACGGGGAGATAGCCTAAAAGCTATTTCCCTATTTTTTATGGACATAATCAAAGAATTACAAAATCGAATTAATAGTTGGGAGAAATCTACAATCCAAGTTACAGACGGCTTGGACTTTAATCAGTACCAAACATTACGAAGAATTGAGTTTTACACCAGTTCACGCTATTTGACTGGACTAAATAATCGAGATTCACGAGGTCGCCTCAAACCTTTCTATAACATTACAAACTACCGAGTAAACATTGCTACTCGTGCAACAGACATTGATACTAAAGATATTCAAATCATTGCAGACTCACCTAAGTTCTTTCCTATATCGTTTATTCTTCAAAAAGAAGTGTACAACTGGATGAAAGATACTAACTTTGCAAAGACTCTTAACGAAATGGGATTCACTCGTGCTAAGTATGGAGGACTCTTGATTAAGAAGTGCATGGAAGATGATGAACTAAACATCGAAGTAGTAGACTGGAGAAACGTAATTACAGATCCTGTATACCCTGATGAATTAGTAATTGAAAAACATTACATGAACGCAGGTGAGCTATCAGAAATGATGGATGTATGGGACAATGTAGAAGAAGCAATGGATATTGCACGCAAATCTACAGACCAGAAAGCTTGTGTATACGAAATTACAGGAGAATTTCCTGAATCATACTCACCAGATGGTGGAGACGAAAATGTATACAAGTATCAGAAATTCTATATCTTGAAGAACGGTAAGACAAAGCACAAGATTCTTTATCATGAGTTCCTAGAAGACGAGAACTACATGTATATCCCTTGGGAAAACGTACCAGGACGAGGTCTTGGGCGAGGAATAGTAGAAGACGGATTTGAAGCGCAGATGTGGACTAACGATTCAGTAGTTCGAGAAAAGGAAGCAATGGAACTTGGTTCTAAAGTTATCTTTAAAACAACTGACTCAGAAGTTCAAAATAATGTACTTACAGAAATGGAGAACGGAGTAGTAATAAAGCTATCTCCTGGAACTGATTTTAACATTGCTAACACGATAACTAATGCACTTCCTGAATTTTCACGGAATGTTGAAGCATGGAACTCACAATATGAACGAGTATCATCAACCTTTGGCGCTATCACAGGTGAGACAATGCCTTCGAATACTCCTTATCGAACTACAGCTATTCTTAACCAAGAAGCTACATCAATGTTCGACTATCGACGTGAAGAAATGGGAATATTCCTTACAGAAGTATTCAACGAATGGGTATTGCCTTACTTGATTAAGAAACTAAACAAGGGACATATTTTGCGTGCTGAGTTCTCAACAGAAGAACTCAAAGCGATCGATGATTCTTATTCTAACTATGTTGCTAATGAAAAGGTAATGAAACTTATTCTTTCTGGTAAACCTATATACGCCGAAGAATATGCACAGGTAGTTGCAGGTATTAAGGATTCACTAAAGACTACAAAGCAACACCGTTTCCTTGATGTACCTAAAGGTGCATACCAAGGATTTAAAGGTAAGGTAACAGTAATGACAACAGGTGAACAAAAAAACAAAGCAGTAGTTCTAGAATCACTTAATAACATCCTGATTACAGTTGCTAAAGCTCCACAAGTGCTTACAGACCCTAAGATGTCACAAATCTTTGGTGAGATTCTTGAGCTATCAGGTTCAGGTCTATCACCAACTTCACTTGGATTAGGAGAGGGACAACCAATGGTTCAACAAGAAATGGCACAAACTAGTATTCCAAGTCCAGTAGGAAGTGGATCGGGAGAACAAGCAGTAACAGCTTCACAGCAAATGCAACAATAGTATGGAATATCTACAAGAATTTACATTGAATGGTCAAATGCGGGACGAAGTAAAGGATTACCTAACAGCTTATATTAAACAGCAAATTGTGATCCAAGCACTTTCAGGTAATGATGTAAAAGCACTAGCAGAATGTAAAGCAATTATTGATAAAGCTTTCAATACGCTTATTGCAGAATACACACGACCTATTGAATCAGAGCATGTAAACGAGATGGAATAGTGAATCGGTTATCTTTCCGCCCAAAAAAGATTAATAACGAGTATCGTCCTCACACAAAACGTTTAACCCCACTTATGATTTATGGACGAAAAAAATCAAGGACTACAAGAGGAAGTGATTGTAGAGGAAGAATTAGACACTACCGAAGAACTAGATAATGAACTGGATTCACAACCTGAAGACGATACAGTATCTATTTCAAAATCTGAACTTAACAAGATGAAACGCAAAGCATTAGCTTACGAAGCTCTTAAAGGACAGAAGCAGGAAACTGCACCAATTAACAATAACAATTTTAATACTCAAGTTCCGTCTCGTGAGGAGATTTTCTTGGCAGCTCAAGGCTATACTGAGGATGACATTGACCAATTACACGCAGTTGCAAAAGGTACAGGTCTTTCTCTCAAAGAAGCTAAAGAACATCCATTGTTCGAAGCTTACATTGATAAAGTAAAAGCCGACAAGCGAGCTAAGAAAGCCTCCCTAGGAGCTTCAAAAGGGTCTACAGCAAAAACACCAGTAGTAGTTACTGGTATGACAGCAGAAGACCATAAGAAGTACTGGAAAGAACGAAACGGGGTTGAGTAAACCTATTTATGGCTTTTCCATCAGATACATTCACATCATCAGATTTAGCTGTAATGATTCCTGAAATCTGGGGTAATCGTATTAACGATTTCTTCAAATGTCAGCTCGTTATGGCAGACTTCTTCGTAAACCGTTCAGACGAATTGGTAGGCGGAGGAGATGTTCTTCACACACCTAACCTTACACAGATGAGTGCTAACACCAAAACTAACGGTGCTGCAGTAACATTGAACTCACCAACAGAAACATCACAAGACCTTACAGTTTCTACATGGGAAGAAGTTTCATTTGCTATCGAAGACCGTGAAGCGGCACAAGTTAAGCAATCATACAACATCCAAGAACGATACGCTAAGAACGCAGGTTACACACTTGGACGAACACTTGAAGCAGCAATTGCAGCATTGTTCTCATCATTCTCTCAATCAGTTGGTTCATCAACAACTAACATTGCAGACTCTGATATTCGTTCAGCTATCGCAACTCTTGAAACAAACTGTGTTCCACGAGAAGAATTAGCATTCTTTATGCACCCTAACGTGTTCTGGAATCAAGTACAAGCTCTTGATAAGTTCTCATTGGCGATTAACTCACCTGTGAACGACCCAACAGCTAAGTATCCAGCAGCTTTCCTTTATGGAATCCCTGTGTTTACTTCAAACCTTATTCCTAACGTTTCAGGAGCAACTGGATTCTACAATGTTCTTATCCACAAAGATGCAATTCACTGGGCTTCACTTTCACTTCCTGTAATGACTTACGGAAAGGGAATGGTTGGAGCTTACAATGTGCGTGTTCAATCATCTTACATTCCTGACTACCTCTCAACAGTTACAACAGCAGATATCTGCTACGGTGTAATTGAAAACCGAGACAACGCTGGAGTTAAGATTTTGACAAAAGCATAATCGTCTATCCCCCTTTCTGCTTGAATGGATTGGGGGATACATTCAGGAGGTGATTATTAACTAACATATACAACTATGGGAAAAGTTTATGTAGCAAAAAACTTAATTAAAAAATCTACAGTTATAGACAGTAACGGTATGATTGTTTCGCAAACCACATCACTCGACAGAAACGATGAAATGAAAAAGAAACAAGAAGAACGTGCTCGAAGACTAGGATTACGAAGATAGTATGAAAGTTTACTTTGTATCAAGCGGATATGACGGATGCTTTATGGTACGATGCGTACTACCTATGCTTGCTAACAACTGGGACGGACAATGGAAAGGTAAAGAATCAGTTGCACATTCACAACCAGACTTCTTAAAAGGAGTTCAAGACGCTGATGTTATAGTCTTTCAAAGACCAATGACTGATGCTTACTATGATCTTGCAAGAGTGTTAAAGAAAATGGGTAAAAAGATTGTTTATGACAACGATGATACATATATTCCAGACAGTGGAACACCTATAGGTATGGCAGGATTTGCTACAGAATCTAAGATTAAAGAGCATATCAAGACCATAGACTCAAACCTTAAACGCTTTGCAGAACTTGCAGACTTGATTACAGTATCAACCGACTTCTTAGCTCAAGAATATCCACCAGAAAAGACCGTGGTGCTACCTAACTGCATAGACTTTGACTCACTACCAGAACCTATTAAAAACGATACTGGATTAGTAAGAATAGGCATGCAAGGTTCAGTGCTATACTCAGAAGACTACAAGGTAATTAAGCCTGTAGTAGAGGAATTAGCTAAACGTGATGACGTTAAACTTGTTATGTTTGGACTACCACCAGATGACGAGCGTTATAAGATGCAACGAGAAGTAATGTATAAAGATAATATCGACTGGGTAAATTCACTTAATTGTGAATGGCATCCAGTAGTCCATATCACTGAATATATGGAAAAGCTCAATGAATTAAAGCTAGATATACTACTTATTCCACGAGCAGATAACTACTTCAATCGGTGTAAAAGTAACCTTAAATTCTTAGAGGCAGGAGCTTTGGGAATAACATGTATATGCTCATCATTCCCAGATAAGAAGTCACCATACGAGGTGAATAAGGAAGACGCAGATCATGTAGTATTATGCTCTAATGATAGTGAATGGAGGTATTTTATTGATAAATTGATAGGCGACAAAAGCCTTAGAGAAAAGATGAGTAAAAAAGCTAGAGAATATATTAAAAGAACTTATAACATTAAAGCTAAATCCTATTTATGGGAAGAGGCATACAAAAATTTATGACATTCAACGTAGAACGATTTGAAACAATGAGTAACGAAACATTAGTAAAACTTCTTACAGACCTTAAAGCTATCGAAAAAGAAGCAGCAGATTACTTTGATACTATTAAAGAATTTATTGCAAAAGTTAGTGCGCAGGGCCACAAAGCTACGCCAGACGAAATCAAAAAGAAAGCAGAGATTAACTACAAAGACACCTTGTGGCAAGTAGAACGACAAGTTATCATTGACGCTATGAAGCCTATCATCGTAGAAGCTTTTGACGGTAAGCTAGAAGAATACGAAGAAATTGCTACTGTAGAGCTTGATAAAGAAGACGAATCAAAGGTTGTTGTAAAGATTATCAATGTGCTTGAAGAGTTTAAGAAAGCATACGCAGATAAGAATAAAATTACTTCGTCTTATAATGAATAAATAGTTGCATAACATATACTTTTTGTGGTAAAATAGATATGTAATCAACCGAGAAACGGGGATTTGCTAATGCATTTCCCCGTTTTTTTAATTAACTTATGGAATTTTCTAACACATCTACAAAAAACGGAATCATACAGGACTGTGAGTTCTGGCTTTTTGCATCTAATTATGGGCAGATTTCTAATGATGCAAATTTACTTGCAACATTTACTTCACTAACAAACCGTGCTCTAGATTCAGTAGTTACTAAAATTCTAGAATCAGATGACAGATGGCAGTTTGATGATACTAACTATACAGATTACCCTATTGCAACCACTGATATTGTATTAAACCAAAAAGACTATGTACTTTCAGTAGATCATATAAAGATTACAAGAGTAGAACTAAAAGATAGTAGTGGCAACTGGACTAAACTTAAACCTTTTGATTTAGTAGATACAACGCAAGCAAGGGATGAGTTTATGAATGGTACTGGGATACCTCTCTATTATGATAAAATAGCAAACTCACTATTCTTGTATCCACAAGCAAATTACTCACAGGCTGCATCATTAAGGGTATATTTTCAAAGAGAGCCAGATTACTTTGTTTCAACTGATACAACAAAAAAAGCAGGTTTTCCAAATATTCTACACAGAATTATACCAATAAAGGCTTGTTACGATTTTGCAGTTGCAAATACGCTTACAGATAAGGTTGCTGTATTGCAAGCAGAAATACTTAAAAGAGAACTAGAGATTGAAAAGTTTTTTGCGAGGAGGAATAAGGACGAAGTACTTACATTAAAAGAAAAATATCTAGGCTCATTCTACGGAGAGCAAATCTACTAATATGGCTACATGGATTAACGAAGATAAACTTAATGGATCTAGCGGTACAACATACCTCTTGAAAGAAGATACAGGATTCCTCCTTCTAGAAGATGGAGGTAAGATAATCCTAAACGAAGGAAATAATAATACCGTTTGGTCGAACCAAATAAAGAGCTAAATATATGGATCAAAAAATATCACAACTTACAGCACTTACGACCGCAGACCAAGCGGATGTTTATGCTATCGTAGATACTTCAGCTACAGAAACAAAGAAGATTACACAAGAGAACTTAGAAGATACTATTGCTAATAGTACCAACTTCGTAGATGAACTTGTAGGAAATAGTTATTTCACAACTGAATTGGCTAATGATGCCAACTTTGTAAACGAACTAACTTTAAACTCATCATTTCAAAGTGCTGTTAATAACTTTGTTACTACAGTACCATCAAGTGGTTCAGGTTCAGGTGGAAAGCCAATTACTTTTTCTCTTACAGACACAGTAACAGCTACATCAAACCCATTATCAGGGTATTCAGATGCGGAAGCAGTTGTTTACTCAAACGGTTCTACAATCTACATGCAAGACGCTATTGGATATACTCAATCACGAGATACTTCAACAGATTGGGCATCATCAACAACAGTAGTGAGTTATGTTCTTTTAAATGCTTATGCTTATGTTCTCTTGTCATCAGGTGCAGCACTTCGTGTTTACAGATATAATCGAAATGACTTATCAGCAGGTGGAACACTAGTAACATTTTCTGGTGCTACGCTTACTTACGGAGCTAATGTAGTAATGACATCTAACGGTGTTCAATTCTTCTTTAACTACAACGTAGGTCAATCAGCAAACTCATACAGTATTGCTAAACTTACAATTTCAGGAACTACACTTACCTATATTTCTGCTACGTCAGCAGGTTCTACTGCTAACCAGTTCTCAGGAGCATTTGCAGTTGATTCAGTTACAAACTACTACGGAACAAATGCAGGAGTTATATACCAATACGATAACACGGGAACATTGCAAGTAACTTCAGGAAGTACACTTGCTACGATTTCTCGACTATTTAACTGGGATAACACTCTTTATGGTTGCGATAGTGCAGGTCAGTTCTTTAATAAACTGTACATGCAAGACACAGACCTTAGTGGAGGAGGTTCAGGAAATAAACTCTTGTTGGATACAACAGTATTTAATGCAAGTATATCTGGTGCCGCTTGGAATACTGCATACACAATACCAGTAACTCCTGGAACACTATCTACAAACAATGCCTTAAGGATTTCTCTTATAAACCCAGTTTTTACAACATCAGCAAACTTAACATTAGGAATCAGAGTTAGTTATGGAGGAACGGTTGTAGGAACAGTAAACACAGTAGTTCCAAACGCAACACCTACACCTCTTGATTTCAAATGTCTTATTGCAGCAAAGGGAACAACAAACTCACAAGTTACGTTTACTACAATGTCGAATACTGTTTTAAATTCTGGTGGTATTGGACAAATAATTAATGGAATAACTGCTGATAAGCAAACAAGTTCTGTAGATTCTACAGTGTCACAAAACTTAGTTATTGAATTTTCATCAGTTAACTTTAATACTATTGATTTCTATTGCGACGGAGTGCTTATTGAAAAGATTTCTTAATGTCTTCACTTCGCCAATCCTTTATAGGGTTGGTATAGTGCAGAGATTGCACAAAATTATGGACGAACGAGTAAAAAACCTAGAAAACCAAATAGCGGAATTAACTGCTACAGTAAATAACTTACTTTCAGTTCAAAACCAAGCATTTAAGGGATCACTAGATGATGTCCTTGTAGAACGTGTACTTGATACACAACTGTCAGGAACACCAACTACTAATACATTGTTACGAAATGTAACATTATCAGTATCAGTTCCTTACTCTATTGTACTTTCAGGAGACCCAGAAACAATCACTGGAACATTAACAGGAACAGGTACTATCCAAGTACTTGATTACCCAGAAAGAATTAAGATTGACACATGGAAAGGACAAAGACTTGCTATTCCAGTTTATAACGCATCCGACATAATTTACCCATAATATGTTTGTAATACCATCAAAAGAAACTAAAAAGTTTTCACAGCCAAACTATGGCGATACTCAAGGAAACCTTTGGGGTACTTTTAATGTAAATTTAACTAAAAATACAGGTCGTGTTCGTGCAAATCGTACCGAAACAGTTTTTGCAGAAACAGATTCAAACAGTTTTTCTGTACCTGTAGCGTTTGCATTCTTTGATGTTGCTGGTTCTGGTAGCGCGTCTACAGTTTTCATTGCTTATGGTCAATCAGTATTTATTGGTGGAAACTCTCCGTTGGATTCATTTACTCTTGATACACTAACCAATTCACCAATTCAGACTGGAGACGTTGGTGATATGAAAGTGTTTAATAATAGACTTTACGCAACAGAATCATCATACATAAAGAGAATTAGTCCTGGTGATACTTCTTGGACTGATGTCACTTCTTCATTAACTGGTTCTGGTTATCATCAATTATGTGCATATAGGGATAAGTTATACTTCCAAGATGGTATAAATCAAGTATATTCAATGAACCTAGATGAAACACTAAATACTGCTGGTGTATATACATTAGATTTAGCATATATTAATGGTGAGATTTCTTGGATTGTTCCAGGTTCAAATCGTATATGGATTGGTATTACTTCTCACGATGGTTCACACGGTTCAATTTATGAATGGGACGGTCAATCTGAAAATATTTGGTCTAAGAACTACATAATTGAAGCTCAGGGTTCATGTGGATGTGCAATATGGAACGATACACCGTATGTATTAGATATTGAGGGACGGCTGATCGCATTCACGGGTTCTAACTTTGAAGAAGTTGCTCGGTTACCAATCATGCAATATGATTCAGTTAACACAGCCTACGCTGGGTACACTTCATTTAAGATTTGCCACTTCAACGGAATTAAATATATAAACGATTCAATTGTAATCAATGTAAACAACTCTGCTACAGATAACGATGGAGTCCAAGGAAAATTAGAAAACTACCCATCTGGTATTTATGTATACACTAAAGAAAACGGGCTTACTCATGGCAATTCGCCAACTATTACTTATAGAAATGATGTTACATATGATTACGGTCAAAATGTAATATCTACAGCTGGGGCAGTATTTGATGCATCATCTTCTGCTGCAGTAAAAACAGATAACTATTCTGGGATAATGTTTGGTTGCCGTTTGTACTCTACAGACGGAACAAATAACCTGTCTTATATTAATGTTGATCTACTATCACCAAAAGATGGAGATAATGTTCATCCAAGACTTGCATATATTGTTACTCCGTATCTTGAAACAAGAATGGTAAAAGATATTTGGCAGAACATTATTATTAAATATAGAAAACTGCTAGGTAATACTGATAGAATATTAGTAAAATATAGAACTACAAAAGACAATCCTAATATTATTCAATCAGTAGTATGGGATTCAGATACAGAATTTACATCAAGTTCAACAGTTATTCCGTTGTTAAATATTGGTAATGAAATAGAAGTAATACGAGGAGCTGGTTCAGGTAGTCTTGCTCATATAGTTTCCATTGTAGATAATGGTTCTGACTATACAGTTACGCTTGATGAACCTATTATTGGAGTTGTAGCTGGTAGTATATCTAATTTAAGGTCTCAAACATGGAATAAATTACCACCAATCTACTCAGGAAGCTTCCAGTTTGCTGATATACCACTGCCTCAATATAACAAAGATACAGAAGTACAATTTAAAATAGTAATGAACTGGTATGATAAAGATAATGAGTTACGAGAAGTAATCGTAGTAAATCAAACTGACCAGTACTCAAAATAAATTTATGCAAACACCTACAAAGGAAAACAATTTTAAAACTGGAGCATCAGGTGAAAATGACCCTGGTTTTCGCGGTGCTGATTATTATGCAAATAAAAATAATTCTTTTCAGCTTCCTCAATCTGATCCTACACCAGGTAATATTCCAGTACAAACTATACCAGCAATACCAGCAGACGTTGCATTAGGTAATGTTAAGCCTATTGAACTACCTAATAAGCCTATTTCTACAGCTCCAAGTAATGCTACAACTAATGCAAACTCATATATATCAAATTTAACTGGTGTAAAAGGTATAGATACTGCAAACAGTGCAATATATAACTTGATGTCTTCTACATTAAACAATCCAGAACTTGCAAATAAATTGTCAAAAGCAAATGAGTTAAAGACAAAAGCTGATTTATATAATGAAGAATATAGAAAAAAAGCAGAAGAAGCTCGTGTAAATCCTATGCTTGGTGCAGAAACATTAAATTCACGTCTTGGCGCATTGGAACGTGAACGAGCTTTCACAGCAGGAACACTAGCTATTGAAGCTGCTGCTGCAAACCAAGACTATACATCATTAAAATCATTATTGAATGACCAAATGCAAATTGAACTTGAACCTTTAAAATTCAATCGAGACTTTGCATCAGATATGTATAAACGAACTCAAGACCAAGCATTCCAACGTCAAATGAAAGCTGAAGATAGAGCATACCAATCTGCTCTTGAAGATAAAAAAATGCTCAACGATTATAAGATGCAGGCATTGAAGGATGGTAAGATAAGTGTGTCTGATATAGGGAAAATAAAATCATTTGATGATTTTACACAACTTACTGGAGTAACTAAGACTGATGTTATACAGACAGAACAAGCAAAAGACAAGATTAAAAAGATTGATGGATTAATTGATGGTAAAGGAATACCATCAGCAGTAGGTGCTACATGGTTTGGTAGAGACCCGCTACAACGATTTCTTGGAATTAATGCTGGAAAAAGAACTACAGCAGTTGCAGAAACTGAATCGCTTCTTAGTAACTTAACACTTGAAAATCTTATCAATGCAAAATCCAGAGGCGCTACATTTGGTGCGTTATCAGAAGGAGAAATGAAGATACTTGAATCATCTGCAAACATAATCAACCAGACTAAAATAGTAAAAGATGGGAAAGTAATAGGATATGCTATACCAGAAAAAGCATACAATGATGCAATGAAAGAGATAAAAAAATATGCAATAATGGACTATGAACGCAGAACTGGAACTAAATATAGTTCACCTGATGATGAGGCAATTAAATCTCGTGTATCATCAGCTATTAAAACTGCTGTATCAATGCAATATCCAGCATCACAAATAGTTAGCTATATGTTAACAAAGACAGAATTTTCTGATAAAGTGCAGACCGCATTAAATGCTGGATATACACCAGAAGAAATAGTAGCCAACTTCCAATAAATTTATGAACACAGAAAATACACAAAATAAACCAAGTCTTGATGCTATATTCGGTAGTAGTATTTCTGCTATTCAAAAAAATAATCCACAAAGTGGAAAACCTTCACTAGATGATATATTCCTTGATAGATTACCAGATGCTACAAAAAGAGAAATAAATAGTAATGAAAGTTCATTGAAAAAAAATATTAAAGGACTAGGTCAAGATATATCACAACGAGGACAAAATATTGCAGATATTCAACAGGCTCGTGAACAAGGTAAATCAGCAACAATGGAAGCACTAAAAATAGTATCTCCAGAACTTGCAGCTAAAGTAGAACCTGCATTATCAGTTGCACAAAAGATAAAAAGTAAGCTAGGTGTAGGATTAGACGTAGCAAAAGCAGGTCAGGTTGCTGGTGCAGTAGACGATACATTAGGTAATATTTTAATGTCTATACCAGGAGTTGAAAAAGTTACATCATTGATTGGTAAAGAGATAGGAAAGGTTGTACCTGATGTATTAGCGAAAGCTGGAGTAAATACTATTGAAGAATACAATGCTTTTGCAGAACAGAATCCAATGATTGCTAAAAACCTTGAAGGAGCTGTAAACATTGCATCACTATTACCAGTGGGAGGTGCTGCTAAGGTAGGTGTAGAAACTGTTGAACAAGGAGCTAAAGCAGTAACTAAGGTAGGTGGAATGGCAGGAGGTGCAGGAGCTAAGGTAGGTGAATTAGTTTCACCAGTTACAAGTTCAGTAATGCCAGTTGCAGAAACAATTGGTTCAACTGTTAAAAGTGCTGTACGTAGAGGTAAAGAAGCTATTGTTGAGGGAGTAGAAGAATCAAAGAGAATCTCAAAACTTCCAGAAGCAGAAAAACAAGCGGTTCGCTCTGGTTTAGATACAGGAGTAATTGATTTTGTTAAAACAACTTCAAAAGAAAATATACCTGTTTATCAAGAGATTGTGGGAGCTGCCAAAGCAGGAGCAGACAATCTACGAGGAGGCACTAAAGCTAAGGAAGTTGTTGGTAAGATGATTATAGATAAGGCAGTTTCACCAGCAATTAAAATCAAAAATACAGTAGGAAAGAAACTAGGTAAGGCTGTAGAAATACTGCCAAAAGTACCAGAAAATGTTACACCTCTACGAGAGGAATTTGCTAAAGTACTTGAATCAGTTGGAGTTCGTGTAGGAAAGAGTGGAAAACTTGTTAGTACAAGAGGTGGTGTTAAGGGAGACTTAACCGCATATCAAAATATGTGGGATAGAATCAAGTCAGGTTACGCTTCTCAACGAGAAATACACGACATTAGGTCAGCAGTATTTAAGGAATTTGATTTGGCTAAGGCACGACAAACACCGTTCTCATCACAAGCAGATAATGTAGCAGAACAATTCCGCTCAATTCTTGGTAAAGGTATTAGTAACAAACAGTATCTAGAACTAAGTAAACAATATTCAGAAGCAATAAGACCATTACAGGAATTTGTTAAGTATATTGGATATAAAGGAGATATTGAAAAACTAGGAACTCAAAATCTACGAGTAGCAGAGATTGCACAACGAGTATTGGGTAATGCATCAGCAAGACCACAAGAAGTCCTTGATACAATTACTTCACTTGCAGATAAAGCAGGTAAAGGAAAACTCTCAAAAGATATTTCTGATGCTATTCGGTTTTCAGATTTAATTGAAGACTTTTACGGATTACAACAAACACGCTCACTTGCTGGACAAGTTGCCAAAGGAACGAAAGCAGGAGTTGAGGGTGCTACAGAATCAGTAATACAAGGAGCAGCAAACGGAGGAGTTACTGGAATGGTTGGTAGTGTAGTGAAAGGTGTACTAGGAAAAACCTCTGCAGAACAGCAGAAAGCACTAGATGCACTATTAAGTTCACTATCTAAGACTAAGCCCAAAAAATAAGGCAAGTATTCCTAAGCTCCAGTGAATTGAAAACAAAAATACAATGAATCCAATTACTGCTGCAAAGAATACTACTAATAAAATTAAAGTTAAGATTGATTCCATACAATGAGTATGTAATACATTTATAAACTAGTCAAATAGTTATCCCCAGTTACATTTCCTTATGGAGCATCACTCGGTGCTTCATATAGGGTATATAACCCTTAATAATTAATCACAAAAATATGTTTGAAGAATTTGTAAATGAAAAACTTACACCAATGGTAGATAAACTTGTTTCAGACAAGGTTATTCCACT